CCCCCTCCCGAGGAGGTGACCCACATGGCGCGCAAGCCCCTGCGGGTCGTCTCCGACGAGGAGGTGCCCACCAATCCGACGCTGCTCGAGGCTGTCGAATCGGGTGACATCCTGGCGATCTGGAAGGCACAGCGCCGGATCATGGCCGAGTCGCTGACCACGGCACCGGACAACACGCGCCCCCAGTTCTCCAACGAGCTCAACAAGCTGAACGTGCTCATTCGAGACGAGGAGTCCCGACGCTCCGTTGAGAGCGAGGACGCGTCGGTGGTGGCTCCGCTCGAGCCGCAGCAGTGGGATGGCACGGGGTTCTGACGGCCGGCGCTTGTCAGAGGTGGCCCGTCACGTCATCACACCAGTCGGCATCGTCGCCTCAGAGTGGCCCTCGGTCCGCGAAACCTGCCGTCGCCTCGGATGGGGATTCGATGGCTGGCAGGACGGCGCCGGGATGCTGTGCCTAGGGCTGCGGGATGACGGCGAGTACGCGGCCGACACGACAGTTTTTTCGATTCCGCGGCAGGTCGGGAAGACCTATCTCATCGGCTGCATCATCTTCGCGCTGTGCCTGATGAAGCCGGGCCTGAGAGTTATCTGGACCGCACAGGTCAAAGACACCGCGCTCGAGACGTTCACGAAGTTCCTCGAGCTCGCATCCTCGGCCCGCGTCGAGCCGCACATCAAGGCCACCCCGCAGGGCAAGGGTGACGAGGCGATCCACTTCAACAACGGATCGACGATCGAGTTCGGGGCTCGGGAGTCTGGCTTTGGTCGCGGCCGGACCGACGTTGACGTGATCGTCTTCGATGAGGGCCAGCACTTGTCGAACAACGCACTCGAGAACTTGGGCGCCGCGCAGAACGTGGCAACCAACCCTCTCTGTTTCGTGATGGGGACGCCGCCTCGCCCGCAGGACAAGGGCGAGTGGTTCAGCCTGCTACGGCAGGAAGCGCTTGATGGCGACTCAGACGGAACGCTCTACATCGAGTTCTCGGCCGATCGCGACACCGACCCAATGGATCGCGAGCAGTGGCGCAAGGCAAATCCCTCGTTCCCCCACAGGACGTCGGAGCGCGCGATGCTGCGGCTTCGTAAGAAGTTGAAGAACCCCGACTCGTGGCGTCGAGAGGCGCTGGGCATCTGGGACCAACTCACCAAGCAGTTCTCCCCGATCAACGGCCCACTCTGGACCGATGCGGCCGACGTCGGACCCCCCGACAACACCAAGCCGGCAGCCCTCGCGGTCGACATGTCCCACGCCCGCGAGATCAGCGTGGGTGCGTGCTGGCTCGAGGACACCTCGGCCCACGTCGAGGAAGTCTGGGCCGGACTGGACGAGCCCGCTGCCGTCGAGTGGGTCGTGGCTCGAGCCGGACGCCGAATCCCCGTGCTCATCGACGCCAAAAGCCCCGCGTCGTCAATGATCCCGGCACTCAAGGCCCGCAAGGTCAAGGTGTTGACCGGCAACGAGAACGATATGGCCCGCGGTTGCGGCCTACTCGCTTCCGACGTTGAGGCCGGACGCCTGACTCACGCAGACCAGGAAGCGGTCAACAGCGCCCGTGAGGGTGCGCGTAAACGTGCGATCGGCACCGCGGGTGGGTGGGGCTATGACCGCAAGAACCCGACCGTCAACATCGCCCCGCTGGTGGCTGTCACCCTGGCGCGCGTCGCGGCAACGATCAACGACAAGCCGACCAGTGGCACGCCCGTGCGAACGGGTCGGACAAGCGCGACTAGATGAGAGGCGGTGCGGGCGTGAGCCAGTTCGACTCCCTGATCGTGCCGGGTCTCTACGAAGACGAGCAGCGCACCCTCAATCGTCTGGCCGGGCAGCTCAAGGCCAAGGAGCCGCGCAACCTTCTGCGTCAGCGCTTGTACGACAATCAGGAGATCGCGCGGCGCATCGGTGACACGATCCCGACTGAGTATTTCCGCATGGGCATCGTCTTGGGCTGGACGAGCAAGGCTGTCGACGGACTCGGTCGTCGCTGCGCCCTCGACCGTTTCGTGTGGGCCGACGGCGACCTCGACTCCCTCGGCACCCGCGACATCTGGGACAAGAACAACCTGCGCTCGGAGATCAACTCAGCCAAGGTGTCGTCGCTGATCCATGGGCCGGCGTTCCTTGTGAATACCAAGGGCGACGAGGCTGCTGGTGAGGCGAAGTCACTGATCCATGTCCGTGACGCCCTGAACGCGACCGGCGACTGGAACCCTCGTCGGCGCGGCATGGACAACCTGCTGTCGGTGCTCGAGCGCGACGAGGGTGGCAAGGTCACTGAGTTCGTGCTGTACCTCGATGGCGTGACCGTCATGGCCGCCAAGACTCGTGGTGGCTGGGAGGTCGACCGCCAGGAGCACCCTTGGGGCGTTCCTGTCGAGGCGATGGTCTACAAGCCGCGCGTTGGTCGCGCTCTGGGGTCCTCTCGGATCACTCGTCCGCTGATCGGTCTCCAGAAGCAGGCTGTGCGGGCGCTGATCCGGCTTGAGGGCCACATGGACGTGTTCAGCTACCCCGACTTCTGGCTGCTGGGCGCGCTCGCCAAGGACGTCAAGGGCGAGAATGGCGCCAACGCGGCGGCGATGTCCGCGGCGTTGGGACGCATTCGCGGCATCCCGGACCTGCCGGCCGAGGACCCGAACGCCCGGGACAACAACCTTGACCGGGTCGACATCAAGCAGTTTCCCGCTTCGGCCCCCACCCCGAACCTGGCACAGCTGAACACGCTCGCCAAGTTGTTCGCTCGCGAGTCGTCGCTGCCTGACTCTGCGCTGGCGATCACCGACTTCGCGAACCCGACATCGGCAGACTCCTACGACGCCTCGCAGTACGAGCTGATCGCGGAAGCCGACGGTGCTGTCGAGGATTGGTCGCCGGCCGTCAAGCGCTCCCTTCTTCGCGCTCTGGCGATCCAGAACGATGAGTCGGAGGTCCCGGACGAGTGGCAGACGATCGAGCCGAGGTGGCGCGATCGTCGCCACACCTCGAAGTCGGCTCAGGCTGACGCGGGCTCGAAGATCGTCCCGCTCATCGCCGCCGCCACCTCTGAGGTCGAACTCGAACTACTCGGGCTGGATGAGCAGCAGATCCGCCGCGTGATGGCCGACAAGCGTCGACAGGGCGGCTCGGCTGCACTGCGTGCGATCACCCAGGCTGCCGAGCAGGGCCGACCGGCTGTGACTCTCGATGGCCCTGTCGCTAGCGGCTAGGCAGCACCGCCGCGACCTGGCCGAGCTCGCACGTCTCGCTGAGTCCGACCTGGCCATCGTCTTCCGTCAGTTCGACGCTGCGGAGGCTGTGCGCGACGGGTTGCGGGACATCCTCCCGCGGCTCATGCAGGTCTACGGCTCAGCTGCCATCACTCTCGCTGCCGACTGGTACGACGACTTGCGCGACGAGGCCGAGGTCCCCGGTTCCTTCCGCGCCATCCCTGCCGATCTTCCCGACGAGGGCAGGACGGACGCGCTCGCTCGCTGGGCAGTGACGCCGCTGTTCGCCGCCAATCCCTCCCCTGAGATCGCGCTGTCGAAGGCGACGGGCGGGCTGCAGCGGATCATCTACAACGCCGACCGCGACACCGTGACTACCTCGAGCATCCAGGACCGACGCGCTCGAGGGTGGCGCCGCGAGGGCTCCGGAGACTGCGACCTCTGCAAGCTCCTGCTGGGCCGCGGCGCCGTCTACTCCGAGGCGACCAGTCAGTTCGAGACCCATGATCGGTGCGCCTGCGTGGGCGTCCCCGACTTCGGCTGACGCCAAGACTCTCCTGACCGCAACGGTCGGGAACAACCCGCAACGGGAGCACCGCATGTCCGAACAGACCGCCGAGGCCACCGCAACGGAGACCCAGGCCATCGCCGAGCAGACCGAGCAGCCGAAGCCGTCCGAAACGGTCGACTTCTGGAAGCAGAAGGCTCGCGAGCAGGAGAAGCGCGCCAAGGACAACGCGACCGCTGCACAGCGGCTCGCCGAGATCGAGGACGCGCAGAAGTCGGAGTCCGAGAAGGTCGCGGATCGTCTCGCCAAGGCTGACGCCGAGGTCGCGAGCGTCCCGAGCAAGGTCGCCGACGCCCTTCGTGAGCACCTTGTCGCCCTGCATGAGATCGACAAGGACGACGCCGAACTGTTCCTCACGGCCAACGAGCCCGACCTGCTGCTGAAGCAGGTCACTCGCCTTGTCGGCCAGTCGGACAAGCGCAAGAAGGCCCACGTCGTTCCCGGCGAGGGCAAGACCCCCTCTGTTGCCTCCGGTGACGCCGACCGTCGCGCCTTCGTGCGGCAGTTGACCGGCCGAGACTAGAACCCTCAGAAAGCGAGACCGCCACCATGGCACTCAACACTTCCGACCTCAGCCTGCCGGGCACTTCGCTCGGCATCGTGACTGAGACCGCTCTCGACAGCGGCCTCCTTCCCAAGCTCGTTCCGAGCAAGCCCACCCTGTTTGGTCCCGTCAAGGGCGCCACGTTCTCCGGCGTGCCGCGCGCGCAGATCGTCGGCGAGTCCGAGGCGAAGGGCAGCCAGGACCCGTTCGCGACCGTGCCCTGGAACGCCGAGCCCGTCAAGGCGCAGATCTCGGTCCGCGTCTCGGACGAGTTCCGCTGGGCCGATGAGGACTACCAGCTCGGCGTCCTCGATGACCTCGTGGCTCCGGCTATCGGCGCCGGCATGGGTCGCTTCGTCGACCTGTTCGCGTTCCACGGCATCAACCCGCTGTCGGGCACCGTGTCCGCGAAGGCGACGAAGTACCTGTCGCAGACCACCAAGAGCGTCGAGGCTGCTGGCGCCCCGACCAACGAGCTGAACCAGGCGGTCGGCCTCATCGCCGCCTCTGGCACTGCGATGCCGAACGGCATCGCCTTCGACGCTTCCTACAACTACGCCCTCGCCACCGAGGTCTGGCCGACCGGCACTGCGCTCGCCGGCCAGGAGCGCTACCCCTCCCTGGGGTTCGGTGCCGTGGACAACTGGCGCGGGCTTCGTGGGGCGTCCAGCTCCACGGTGTCGGGTCGCCCGGAGCTCGCCGACACCACGATCCGCGCGATCGTCGGCGACTACACCCAGGTTCGTTGGGGCTACCAGCGCAGCATCCCGCTCGAGATGCTGACGGCTGGCGACCCCGACAACAGCGGGCGCGACCTCGCCGGTCACAACGAGGTGATGCTTCGCGCCGAGGTCGTCATCTACATGGCGATCGGCGACCTGTCGAAGTTCGCCAAGGTAGTGGACGCGACCCCCTGATGCCTCGTCTGCGTGACACCCGCACGGGAGTGGTCGTGAACGTCGACGACACAACGGCCTCCGATCTGGGAGCGACCTACGAGTCGGCCGACGAGAGTGCTCCCGAGAAGGCTCCCGCCAAGAAGACGACCGCCCGCAAGGCGGCGTCCAGCAAGTCCGAGCAGTAGGACGGAGGGGGCGACCAGTGGAACTCATTCGTGTGGTCGATCTCCCGGACACCATCCAGTCGGCCGAGATGGTCGAGATGATGGTGGCCGCGGCGAACGCGCGTGCTCTGCGGGTCGCCCCCTGCCTGTCCGACCCGACGCCGGGTCAGTTCGCCGAGGCCAAGCTCCTCCTCATCGGCGCGATCCGCCGCTGGACGGAGGCGGGTGCTGGTTCGTTCCAGCAGCAGGTGGCTGGCCCATTCACGGCTATCACCGACACGCGGCAGCGGGGCGGATTCAACCTCTGGCCGAGCGAGATCACGAACCTGCAGGAGATCTGCTCGACGGGCCCCACGGGTCGCGAGGCGTTCAGTCTCGACACGGCGAATCCTCGCGGCGGCGTGATCCACGCGGACATCTGCTCTCTCGTATTCGGCTCCCTGCACTGCTCGTGCGGCGCGGACATCGCGGGCTATCCGCTGTACGAAGTGACCGACTGACGTGACCTTCGTCCTCCAGGTCAGGCGCCGCATCAAAGGCGACCTCGACCGCCACAACAACCCGACCGTCACATGGTCCGACCCGACCCCCTGGACTGTCCGCGCACTCGCCCCGGGCGCTTCCTCGGAGCCGACCGAGCCGAACCGTGACGCCTCGCTCATCGTCTGGACGATCTACTCCGACGCCTCAGCCGATGTGCCTGGTGAGCATGACCGCGTGGTCGTGCTCGGTGAGGAGTTCGAGGTGGTCGGCCGACCGTCCGACTGGACGAAGGGTCCGTGGCATCACCCGACCGCGGGCGTCGTCACCGAGCTCCAACGCTGGGAGGGCTGATGATCGCAATCACCTTGGTCGACGGAGACCGCTCCGTCGACATCATCACCGGAACGGACGCCTGGCGCGCTTCGTTGGAGTGGGCTCGATTCCACGGACTCGACCCGAACCGAATCCCGGCAGGCTCCGTCCTAGAGCGCGATGCCAGCGCCCGGCAGATCCGGTACGTCGAGTTCGCACGCGCTTCCGACGGCGACCTTCTGATCGTTGATAGTTACCCGGTCGAGATCGAGCAGGTAGAGCAGGGCGAGGCGCCACCCCTGCCGTTCCCGAGCGAGGCGTTCTGATGGCCGCGCCAAAGGTGAAGCTGATCTCGTCCGGAGCCCGGAAGATCCTCGCGTCGGCAGAGGTCAAGGCCGACCTGCTGCGCCGCATCGAGGCTATCGAACAGGCCTGCACCGCCGAGTCTTCGTGGGGTGGCTACTACTCGGCCGTCACCACGGACGGCGAGCGGTCGAGCGCCAAGGTCTGGTCCATCTCGTCGAACCTGTCCGAGTCGCACGACCGTCACCAGCGCATGATCCGCAACCTGGATGTCGGCGCATGATCCTCGCCCCGGTCGACGTCGAGGCTGCGGTCGGCACGTTCCTCGGCGCTGGTACTCGTGTCCCGGTCGATGTGAACGGCAAGCCGAACGGCGTGCGCGTCCTGCGCGTCGGCGGCCAGCAGACCACCCTGATCCAGGGCGCGACCCGCCTGACGGTCGAGTGCTGGGCCGGTGACGAGGTCGCCGCGTTCGACCTTGCCCGCCGCTGCTGGGCCCGTTTGTGGTCGAAGCAGCACGACTTCATCGGTGCCATGTGGGTCTCCCGCGTGGAACTCACCGACCCCGTGAACCTGCCCGATGTCGAGGCCGGTCGTTCGCGCTACCAGTTCGTCGCGCAACTGACGGTCGCTCTCGACGAAGTCACTCCTGAGGAGATCGCATGAGCACCGAGCGCAAGACCGTGACCCTGCACCACCCGACCCTGCTCGCGACGGTCGACGTCGACGAGAAGGACGTTCAGTCCTGGAGCGACCAGGGGTGGCTCAAGTCCCGCCCGAAGGCTGTCGCCGAGCACATCGCGCTCGTCGGCGAGGACGGCCCCGAACTGGTGACCACGCCCAGAGGTCAGAACGCCTCCAAGTAGTTCCGCGAGCGGCGACGCAGCGGTTAGGGCCCAGCGACCCTCTGAAAGAAGGAACCCATGCAGTCAACTGTCAATGTCGCCGCCGCGTCTCCCAAGACCACTGGCGGTCTGCTTGCCGGCCCTCTCGGCACGGCACTCCCCACGAGCGAGTCCACGACCCTGGACGCTGCACTCAAGGCCCTGGGCTACGTCGGCGAGGACGGCATCTCGCCCAGCGGTGATGCCGCCTCGCTGACCGACATCACCGCGTGGGGCGGTGACATCGTCGCCTCCATCGAGGAGTCGAAGTCGATCGAGCGGTTCGGATTCACGCTGCTCGAGTTCTTCAACCCCGACGTCAACGCGCACCTGTTCGGCACGTCCAACGTCACGGTCACCGCTGCCGCAGGTGGCTCTGGCACGAAGCTCGCCATCAAGTCGACCGGCTACTCGATCCCGCTCGGGGTCTACGTGTTCGACATGAACTACAAGGGCAAGCTGATCCGCTACGTCGTTCCCAACGGTCAGCTTCTCGTGACCGCCGAACTCCCCCTGGTGCACACCGACGCGACCGGCTACGAGTGCGAGCTCACCTGCCTGCCCGACGCGACCGGCGTCCGCACGTACCGCTACCTCGCGAACGACGACGTAGCCGCCTGAGAACCACCGGGGCGGGTGTCCGCGCTGGGCCCGCCCGCCCCGGTGACTCCATCGCCCGGCGCAACCAACTAGGAGGCCCAGCAGCCCATGACTTTCTCCGTTCCGCAGTCCAAGAAGTCGCTCAAGCAGAACCGCTTCGAGTTTGCGGGGGTGGATGGCGAGAAGCACGAACTCCCGCTTCTGAAGTTCGTTTCAGCCGGTTCGGCTGAGGCGATGGAGATGGGCCAGAACGTGCACGGCCTGATGTTGGCGGCCGACACCGACCGCACCCGGGACATGTTGCGCTCCCTCGACGGTGACCAGCTCGAGGCCCTGATGGAAGCCTGGGGCAAGGCGTCGGGCATCAGCATGGGGGAATCGCAGGGCTCGTCCGACTCCTGAGGGAGCACGAACGGGCCATCCGCCGCGACCTGTTGTGTACCGGGCTCCGTCTTGATGACGCCGGCACCGAGACCTTGTCTTGGCTGGACTTGCTGGCGTTCTGCCAACACTCCCCCCCGGGCTCGGCGCTGCACGCATCCGTCGAGCCGAACTATCACTCGATCGACACGGCGTTGCTGGTGTCGATGGAGTACCGCCTGCGGTGGCTGCAGTGGGCCAAGACCGACGACGCGGCCAAGAGGCGCAACCCGCCTGAGCCCATCTCGCTGGTCGCTGCTGAACCCGAGTACACAGCCCTGAGTGTCGATGAGATGGACGCCTTCCTAGGCCGGTCCTTCCGCAACTGACGTGAGATACTAGAACGGCCCGCACAGGTGCGCGAACACCTGCCGGGCCTAACGAGAAACACCTATGTAGGAGGTGCCCCCGCTGTGGGCAATCGTATCTGTTCCATTGAGGGCTGCGGCAGTCCCCTGGCCGCCAAGAGCGCCAAGGGGATGTGTCCCCGGCACTACGGTCGTTGGCTCAGGACTGGCGAACCGTGCAGGCGCTGCGAGGCGTGTGAGGTCGAGGTCAGAAGTAACCGCCGGTTCTGTTCTGCAGAGTGCAAGCCGAAGTGCTCCGTTGACGACTGCGGTCAGCCCGTTCGCAAGCGCGGGTGGTGCGCCTCGCACTACGCGCAGTGGACGCGGTATGGCGAGGTTAAGCCGTTCGCCTACAAGTGGAGCAATGGCAGTGCTACTTGCAGAGTTTGCGACGCTCCATGTGTTGCTCGCGCTCAGTTCTGCTCCATGAACTGTCGCGCGACGCACTCGCGGTCGAAAGGTGCGCGGCCTAAGACGTTCACCTGTCAGCTGTGCCTGCGGGAGTTGCCAGCAGATCGGACGGGCGGACGTCTCACGAGGATTGACACCCAATGGTGCTCGGATTGCGGCGGCAGTAAGTCTCCTGCGGTCCTGCGTTTCCGTATCTATGGCATTCGACCGGCCGAATACGAAGAAGCCACAAAGCGCGGGTGTGTGATCTGCGGGGCGACTGACCGCAAGTTGCACGTAGACCACGATCACGACTGCTGCCCGCGAGCCACAACAGGCTCGGTGACCTGCCACAAGTGCGTGCGCGGCCTGATCTGCGGGCCATGCAATCGCGGCCTTGGGATGTTTGGAGACAGTCCCGAGAACTTGCGCAAAGCGGCTGAATATCTCGTTGCGACACGTGAATACAAGCGCGGGCCGAGCCCTTCGCTTTAGGCCAACGGAAGGGCGGTGGAGACAATGGCCGGTGGTCTGACCCTTGCAAGTGCCTATATTGAACTGATTCCCAGCCTCCAGGGCGCCCAGCGTGCGATCCAGAGGCAACTGGGGCCCATCGGCGACCGGGCCGGACAGCAGTTCGGCCAGGACTTCAACAGCGCCGCGACCTCGCAGATGCAGGGCAGTTCGGGCATCGGCGGGGTTGCTGACGACGCGGGCAGCGTTGGCTCCGACTTCGGCAAGAAGTTCGGCGCCGCTGCAGCCCTTGCGATCGGCGCCGCGGTGGGCGCCTCGATCGTCTCCGCGGTGAACCAGGAGGTCGAGACGGACCGCGTCTCGGCCGCTCTCGGGGCGAGCCCCCGGGAGGCTGCTCGGCTGGGCGCACTGGCGGGCGACCTCTACTCCCAGAACTTCGGCGACTCGGTGGGTGGGGTGGCCACCGCTATCGAGTCGGTCCGTTCCTCGTTCCGCAGTCTTGGGACCGGCAAGGATCTGGAGACGGTCACCGCGCAGGCACTCACCTTCGCTGACGTGTTCCAGATCGACCTGCCTCGGGCAGTCTCGGTTGCTCAGACAGTTGTCAGGGCGGGCCTCGCGAAGGATGCGACCGGCGCCCTAGACCTGCTGACCGCCGCCGCCCAGCGTGTGCCCGCAGCCTTGCGGGAGAACATCCTCGATGCAGCCGACGAGTACGGTCAGTTTTTTAGGACGGTCGGCTTCGGCGGCGAGGCGACGTTCACGGCTCTCGCAGAGAATGCCCGCGCAGGCGAATTCGGCATCGACAAGGCCGGCGACGCGATCAAGGAATTCACGATCCTGTCGACCGACATGTCGACGTCTTCGGTTGCGGCTTACGACGCACTGGGGTTGAGCGCCAGCGAGATGGCGAACGCGATCCTTGCGGGCGGCCCGAGCGCGCGGGACGCGACCCAGAAGATCGTCGGCGGCCTGCTCGACATCAAGGACCCTGCAACCCAGGCCAGCACCGCTATCGCCCTGTTCGGCACCCCACTCGAAGACCTGGGCGTGAAGAACATCCCTCGTTTCCTCAAGTCGCTCCAAGCTGGACGTGAGGGCCTTGGCGACTTCTCGGGTGCGATCGACCGCGCTGGCGCGACGGCCTATGACAACGCCGCGAGCAACCTCGAGTCTTTCAAGCGTCAGGTGACGCAGACGTTCGTGAACGAGATCGGCGGCAAGGCGCTGCCTGCGCTGACCGACCTATCCAGTTACATGAGCACCAACTTCGGACCGGCGCTGACCTCGACCGGCGCGTTCTTGGTCCAATACCAAGACTTCCTGGTCCCGGTTGCGGCTGGCATCACCGCCATCGTCGTGGCCATGCGGATCTGGCGGGCCATTACGGTCGCCTTCATCGCAGTCCAGACCGCCTTCAACATCGTCCTGACCGCCAACCCAATCGGGCTGATTGTGCTGGCCATCGTTGGACTCGGTGCCGCAATCGTGGTGGCCTACAACAAGTCCGAGACGTTCCGCGGGATTGTTGACACCCTCTTCGCCAAGTTGAGGGACTTCGGGACCTGGATCTCGACCAAGCTACTGCCTGTCATCCTCCAGATCGGGTCGTTCCTGCTGACGATGGCATCGAACGGCATCCAGGCGTTCACGTTCCTCGTTGATGCAGGCCTCGCTGCGTTCGAAGGCATCCTGATCGCAGCCGACAAGGGTCTCGGGTGGGTGCCCGGCCTGGGCGACAAGATCGGCGCGGCGCGGCAGGCGTTCGGCAACTTCCGCGAGACCACCGTCAATGCTTTGAATGGGATCGCCGAGAAGACCGACTCGGCAGCACGCGCACTTGATGAACTCGCCAAGCCTCGCTCGACCACGTTCACCGTTCGCTACAACGAGATCGGCCTGCAGACCCGAACTGCGCGTAATGCCTTCATCGGGGGTAACGCCTTCGCACGCGGCACGAACTTCGCTCCTGGGGGCCTGGCCTTGGTCGGCGAAGAGGGCCCCGAGCTCGTCACCCTGCCCCGTGGTTCGCGGGTCGACACGGCGTCCGCGACCCGTCGCATGGCCGGCTCGCCTTCCCCACTCGCCTCGGTCGGCGGCGGCGGCGGAACGGTCGCGTCGGGGATCGCGAGTTCGTGGGCTACATGGAGCAGATCGCTGACGGCCGAGTCGACGTCGCTGTCGGCATGAGCGAGGAAAGCAGGCGCGCCCAGTGGTATCGCTAGCCCCCGTAGCAACCTTCGTCCAGTCGACGCGCCCCACCTACGCCTATGGCCAGCTCGCCGCCATGCCGTTGTGGACGGGCAGCGCGATGCTGGCCCGCGTCGGTCTGCCTGCTGCGATCGCCCAGGACGCCATCATCACGTCGGCCACCCTGGTCCTGACGCAGCAGACGACGCTGTCCGGTTCGGCGACGGTGAACCTGCGCCGCCTCAACAGCCCTGGCATCCGCGTCAACACGACGACGTGGAACAACAAGCCGGGCCTTCTCGGCACCACGGTCGGGGTCACGAAGTCGTCGCCTGCTGCTGGCACGCTGTGGTCGTTCGACGTGACGGCCGACGTCCAGGCGTTCGCTGCTGGGACGGCCACCAACTGGGGCTGGCACATCACCTCGACGGCCACCCAGGCTGGCGCCGTCCGGTTCCGCGGGGCGACGGCTTCGGTCGGTCAGCCCACGCTGGTCGTCGAGTACCTCGAGCCCGGCGAGGCGCCCGAGGATCTGTTCCCTGGCGGCACTGTCTCTGTCGCGGCGCCCACCCTGTCGTTCCTGGTGGCGCCGGACACGACCGCGATCCAGGTGCAGGTCGACTCGGACACGCTCGGCACCCCTGACTTCACGTCGATCGAACTGCCGTCCGAGGTCGGCATGATCGCCCTCAGCGGCACGTCCTACCTGGGGCTCGCCGCGGGTGCGACGGCGTACTGGCGGGCACGTTCTCGCGGCGGCACGGGCCTGACGCCGTGGTCTCCGTGGGCATCCTTCTCGCGCGCCCTGAAGCCGACGGTGACGATCGCCTCCCCGGGCGCTACGACGGACGACTCGACCCCGCCGATCCTGTGGTCGGTGACGGGCGGCACACAGGAGTCGTGGCGCGTCATCATTCGCAGCGCCACGGGTTCTGTGCTGCAGGACTCCGGGCGGATCGGCACGACCGACACCACGTGGACGCCACCGAAGCCCATCACCCGCACCGAGGGCGCCACGGTCAGCATCGAGGTCCGAGTCTGGGACAACGTCGACCGGGTCACCACACCCGGTGACCCTGAGTACGCGACCGCCTCGAAGGACGTCACCCTGTCCACGTCGGCCGGCGTCACTCCTCCCGCGACGATCGACCTCGCGACCGAGCACGGCTCGCCCATGGTCGCGGTCTCGGCGACTGCTGCTGCTGCACCCGATGGCTGGGCTGTGATCCGCAACGGCAAGCGCGTCTACTTCAACGCCGCTCAGCCGACCACCTCGTTCTCCTGGATCGACTGGTCGGCCGCGCCCGGTCAGACGCACACCTACCGGGTGGCCCGCGTGGTCAACGGTCTCGTCTCCAGTGGCGGCCCGGTCGCTACGATCACACCGGTCGTCAACGGCATCTGGCTGGTCGACCCCGAGGTCCAGGTGGCGGCGGTCCTCTACGACACGGACACCGGTTCCTGGTCTGCGGCCGAGCTTGCGGTCACCCATCAGCCGATCGCTGGTCCGCCGATTCGTCGCGTGGCTTACCGTCCGCCGCTGTCTGGCTCGCTGTCTGGCTCGGTGGTCGACACGGATGCCAGGAAGGCGGCCGTGTCGATAA